GATCTTATAAAATTAACGGAGTTAATAAGATTTCTGCAGACAGTATAGATAACAGCGTTTTATATGCTGAAGGTCTTGTAAGAATAGGTACACTTCAATATTTAAATGTCGACAATATTAATTTAAATGCAGCAACTATTACTACAAGTTCACCGCTAAACATTACATCAACTGGCGAAATTACTGTTAACAATCAAAGAATGACAGGATTAGCTGAGCCAACAGAACTTCAAGATGTTGCTACAAAAAATTATGTTGATATACAAAATAGAAGCGAGCGTTTATCGCTAACACTAGATACTACAGGATTAACAGATAATCAAATCGGATATATTATATCGAGTGTATATCCGGTATACGTTCCTGGCCAACCACAAATAGCAGAATACAGATTAAGAGAAGAAGGTACAGAAGCCTTTGTAGTTACACAAAACCTTGCAGGTTCTACTGCAACAAATATTGACATTGATTCTGTAAAAAATGTGTCGTTTGTTGCTGTTGACTCAAATGGTACACAAAACGAATCAGTTGTACAAGATATTAACTTCTTCCCTGCTACAGGAAACGTTGCAGTTAGCATATCTAGAGGATTGAAAAAGTTTACAGTAGTAGGAAATACGTGGCAATTTAGCAGTGATGTGTATACAGATTACACATTAGCGCCTGGTTGGCCTTAATAACAAAAATACGATAAATAATATAATACAGTCGAAGGGTAGAACTAAATGGCATATCAAATTGATAGATACAACAATACTATTTTAGCTGTTGTAGAAGATGGTACAATTGATACAACAACTGATCTAAAATTTATAGGTAAAAATTATGCAGGATACGGTGAAATTCAAAATGAAAACTTTTTGTTTTTGCTAGAAAACTTCAGCGGCGCCAATCCACCACCAAGAGCAGTAAGCGGTCAAGGATGGTACGATAGTAATGCAACTAAATTAAAGTTTTATGATGGAAATAAATGGCGTACAACAGGAGGTTCTGAAACATCAGATACTGAACCTACAGGATTAGCAACTGGTGATTTTTGGTGGGATACTTTAAATGAACAATTGTATGTATATAACGGTACACGATTTATATTAATAGGTCCGCAAAATGCAGGCGAAGGTGTTACAACTATGTTAAGTGCTACCCTACTTGACACAGCAAGTAATCCACACTCTGTTATATTAGCGTATGTAAATGATGAAGTAGTTCAAGTTATAAGTGCTGACGAATTTGATATAGGTCCAGCAAATCCTATAACAGGATTTGATAGAATAAAACAAGGTATTACATTAGTTAATACTATGCTTGGATCTAACGGTATAACAAGCTCAAATCATAGATTTTACGGCACAGCATCTAATGCTGATAATTTAGGCGGAATTTCGTCAGATAATTTTGTATCTAAAATTAATCCAGAGTTTAATGTAAGAAGTAAGTTTGTTGATGCTGGGTTATCGATAGGCGGCTCATCCGGAGTATATAGCGAAGACTTTAAAATTTATGTTGATAGATTAGCTGGTCCTACTTTAAATCATGGAATATTACAACATGATACCGGAGCCTCAACAAAAATTTCTATAAAAACAAATGACAATCTCGGAGCATTAACAGATGTAGTTAGTATCGGAACAGTAAGCGGAACACAATTAGGTATAACACCAGGTGTTGATAATGCTTATATTTTAGGATCTGGCACTAGAAAATGGCAAACAGTATATGCAACACAATTTAACGGAATGGCATTAAATGCTCAAAATCTAAAATATGATAATTCGGATGCAAATTTAGCTGCGGGATCTACAGCCTCTACACCGAACAGTGTAGCAGTAAGAGACGCTCAAGGCGATATATATGCAAATCTGTTTCAAGGTACTGCAACATCGGCTAGATATGCCGACTTAGCAGAAAAATATAGCACAGCAGAAGAATTACCAGCAGGTACAGCAGTTGCAGTAGGTGTGCATGACGGGCATGAAGTTGCTCCAGCAGGTGCAAGCGACTTTTGCATCGGCGTAGTATCAACTGATCCTGCATATATGATGAACAGTGAAGCAGACGGGCAGTACATCGGCCTTAAAGGACGCCTTCCAGTAAGGGTAAATGGTCCTGTTAAAAAAGGACAAGCGGTCTATGCTTGGAATAATGGTATATGCAGAACAACAGCAACAAATGCGTTAGTGGGTATTGCATTAGAATCTAATGATAATGAAGGCGAAAAACTAGTAGAGTGTGTATTAAAAGTATAAGGAAACGTTTATGGCCGTTAATGATTTAGTTACAGCAGCAAGATATAATAATTTACAAGCAAGAGCTGCAACAATTTTAGGTTCAGGTGCAAATAATGAAGGTTATGGACAACTTTTACAAAGTTCTTCTGTTTTAACTAACACATTAGTACAAGCAAGTGATATGAATAGCTTATATACCGATATGATTAATGCTAGAGTGCATCAAACAGGTACTATTCCTAATAGTATAGGACAACTTGTTGCAAATTTAGATGTCATTACAGATGATGATGATGCTCCGTATAATATAACTTCGTTTAGAGCATTTGAAGAATTAATGATCGATATTGAATCTGATAAATTTTTACTAAGCCCACAACAGTCGACAGTACAGTCAGGATTAAGTGTAACAAGAACAACTTCTTGGAATGGTACAATACAACATGATTTTAATGTAGTTTTTAGCGGATATGACTTATCAGATGGAAGTTCAGTAACTCCTCAAGATCATATTAGACACTTTTTCAACAGTGGCGGCGAAATAAGAATTTCTAGTAATTTAAGTAATACTGTCGGCGCCAAAGGTTCCGACTGGGCAAGTATGTTAAGTAATACTGGTATAGTTAGTTTTGATCATACATCAACAACACCTGCAGGTTCAGGTTCAGGGACACTCCTTGGTTATTTTGATTTGACGCCAGGATTTACAACAATTTTTCAAAAATCTGGTTCTTCTGTATATAGCGAAAACATATATAAAATATCTGCAGGAACAGTTGAAGGCTCAGCAACAATTAATTTTAGAGTTGAATATAATGATTTTGATACAGGTGATCCAAACTATGACGAAAATGTACAAGGATCTCTTTCAAATATAATACAAGTACAAAGAGCTTCGGGTATACATGTTGATGTGCCTACTCCGTTGTTTACTACTATTTCGTATATTTAAATTCTAATCAGTTGACATATGCTATAAAATGTGCTATATAATATAGTAGGAATTGGAGAAGTTTTTTGGTATCGATTTTAGCAACAAGATATAATAATTTACAAAGTCGAATACAGGCAGTATACGGCGATGCAATTAACTTATCTTCTGGTACCGGATATGGACAAACAGTTCGTTCGTCTCAAGTTGTTCCTCTTACATTTGTAGATAAAACTTTTGATCCGAGTACAGATGTAAACTATTCTACTGACACAATCACTATTGCCGGACATAATTTAATTGACAAACAATTTGTAAGATACAACGCAAATGGAAATACTCCTATAGTAGAAGAAATGAATGAGTATTCCCATTATTATGTGAAAGTAATAGACGCAAATAATATACAATTATACTTGGATGAATCTTTTACTAGAAAATTGAATTTTATTTCAGGTGCTTCTAGTACACATATTTTAACAGAACTAGATGCAGAATCTGTAGAAGCAGAAGATTATTTTAATTTATATAAAGATATAGTAGGCGCACGTATACATCAAGTAGGACCTGCATTTACAATAGGTAATAGTGCAACACTTGCAACTGGTGACGTAATTGCAGAACCATATTTGCAAAATTTAGAGACACTTATGTCTAGTGTCGAAACTGATAGGTTGTTAATTGCAGATCCGTCACAAGTTTCAGAAGAAGTATTAAGAGACGGGACTAATACTCCGGTAACTAGTGTTAGAACATCAGCATGGAACGGCACTCGATCACATGAAATAAATCTTACATTTCCCACACAAGGACAACAAACTGGATATTGGAATGCCAGCGGTGAGATAATTTTCACCCCATCACTAACAGGGTATAGCGGATCTAAATCAGGTGATTGGGCTACAATGTTATCAGGTATAGGTTCTATGACTTTTGATAGAACAGGTGTAAACGTATCAGGTGTAGCAAACTTTGTTGATGCAACTATTACTCCTTACAATTTAACAACTAGCTATCAGGTATTAGTTGAAAGATTTGGAGCAAGTTACGCAAATAACAGATTTAGAATATACGCTAAAAGAAATTCTAACAGTCAGTTAGGATTTAAGGTAGAGTTTGCTGACCTAGATAGTCCAGGTGGCTTTGGCGTCGATGAAAACGTTAATGGTACATTAACAAGCATAGTAGAGCTTTATAGGCCATTAGGTACAATGATTATTAACGGTGTAACATATGATACAGTAACATTTGGTGTTACTGGTCTTACAGTACAATCTTTATAGTCATTTATTGTTTGACAAATATATATTTCTGTTATATACTGTAACTACAGCTATATGGAGAAATATATGGACGAGCGTTTAGAAAAAGCACTAAACTTTTCTAATTACATGGTAACATTGTCAAATCAAAAGCGTATTTTAAATGAACAATTTATAGAAAATACGTTATATTATTATAATGGATGTCAGTTTACTGTAACTAAAGAATTAATAAATTTTGTAAATTTATTAAATGAAAACGACAATGACAATACAGTTTTAATAGATGATAATAATATACCTGTAAATATAGACAATATAAATTCTTTCTTAATTGATATACTTGATGTATACTTTTCTGCATCTAATACTTACCTAACCGAGTATAACAAATTAAAATCTCAAAGATCAGTAGAAAAATTAGTAGATTATGACTAAAGGTATATTATTATTTGCGAATAATAACGAAAAAGTAGATTATGTAAAGCAAGCAGCGTTTGTTGCCAAAAGATGTAAAACTCATTTAGATCTTCCAGTATCTGTTGTGACAGATTCTGTAACTTATGCAGAATCTTTTGAAGTTTTTGATAATGTTATTAAATTAAATGAAGAAAATTTAAAATCAAATATTAAAACTTATTTTGACGGTTCTATATCTCAGTATCGACTTCCGTGGCGCAATAATTCTCGAACTTTGTCATATGAATTAAGTCCGTATGACGAAACAATTGTAATGGACACTGACATAATAATATGTAATGATAAATTAAAGGAAGCCTTTTCTAGCCTACAAGATTTTCAGATATATAAAGACTCTTTTGATTTGGCTGACTGGAGAGAGCAATCTGAGTTTAAGCATATAAGTGATGCTAGTGTTGAGTTTTACTGGGCAACTATATTTTTCTTTAGAAAAACTAAAAATAATGACATATTTTTTGATTTAGCTAAACATATCGAAAATAACTGGTGGCATTATAAATCTTTGTATCAAGTACCGGCTCTATTTAGAAACGATTTTGTTTTCAGTATTGCTATTCACATAATGAATGGATTTCAAAAAGGAACGTTTGCAGCACCGTTACCTGGTAGACTATATCATATTTTAGATAGAGATGTTGTAATAAAATTAGATAACAATGAGATTACATTTTTAATACAAAAAGAAAATTATACTGGAGAATATACACTTATTAAAACAAAAGATTTAACTATTCATGCTATGAATAAATTTAGTTTAGGTAGGGCTATTAATAAGGAGTTTGAAAATGACTAAGGGCATAGTAATGTTGGCACAGAATACAGATGAAACTAACTATGTCAAACAAGCATATTTAAATGCGTTAAGTATAATACATACTAATCCTGATACAAAAGTAAGCTTAATTACAAATGACTCTGTAGATAAAACCTATAAAAATATATTTGATAAAATAATTGACATTCCTTGGAACGATTCGGCTGTTAATGATAACTGGAAAGTTTCAAATCGTTGGAAGATTTATCATGCATCGCCATATGACGAAACTATTGTAATGGATACTGATATGATTGTACTACAAGATATTTCGTCATGGTGGAAAATTTTAAATAATTATGAATTGTATTTTGTAAAAAATGTAAAAACATATAGAGATGATTGTATACAAAATAGTTATTATAGAAAGACATTTCGATTAAATGACTTACCTAATACCTATGTAGGATTTCATTATTTTAAAAAATGTGACACTGCAATGAATTTTTATAAGATGTTAGAAATAGTTTGTAATAACTACGAAGCATTTTATTTTAAATTTATATCAAAACATACTCCTAAATTTTTAAGTATAGATGTAGCAGCATCGTTGGTAATTAAAATTCTTAATATTGAAGACCAAGTAACAAATGATAGAATAAGTATACCTACATTTACACATATGAAAAATAATGTACAAGGTTGGAAGTCGATAGCAGATACCTGGCAAGACAGAATTGACTATTTTATAAATGATGAGTTAGAACTTATTGTTGGAAATTATATACAGACTGGAGTATTTCATTATACTGAAAAAGATTTTTGTAACGATAAACTCATATCTCTTTATGAATCAAAGCGAGAAAATTAATGGATCTACTTAATCTTATAAAAAATACACAAGTTCCGAATAAAACTTTTGCATACTATAATACTAAATCAGGTGATGTATGGAAAGTTGGGCCTGACGATAATGATAAAAATACTTCCAAAGTAGAAATTAACGAGTTAGAAGAAAAACAAATTAAGTCAAAAGAAAAATCTCTAAATGATTTTTGTGTACAGTATAATAAAAAAAATAAATTGTATGAACTAATGAGTAAAGATTCTTCAGAAGACTTATTAAACTGGAATAATTTTAAAGAAGTTTTGTTTAAAAAACACGGTGATATTACAATTCAACAAATGGTTAAATCAAAACTATGGAAAATTACGATAGATTCAGAGTTTTATAATACTGTTATATCAAAGAATATAGGCAATTCTAGAGTTTTCAAATGTAGTATAACAAAAAAACATGATCCTCGTAAATTAATAAGACTTTTAGAGTTTGACATTGTTCAAACCATTAGAGACTATAACGACGAACATGTATACAAAGGTATTAAAGTAAAGGATAATAAAAAAGATTCAGTATACTGCCCTGGAGATCATGTATTTCATAATAACAAAATTTATTGTTTAACTAATGAGTATTTAGATATTGATTTAGATAAGGTTGTAATTGATAGTGTATTTGCTAATAGAACATATGCACCTGTAGGTAGTTTATACATAAATGATAATATGATATGGTTAAATTTAGAGAAAAACGCAAAGAATGTTATAAACATTCCTTTCATATCTGACCAAGAATCTAACCTAGAACAATTAAGTATATATACAACAGTTGTTTATGATTGTAATAGAAAGGCACCCGATGAATAACTTTAGAGTAGCAGATTGTGATATCATTTATTTGTCATATGATGAACCTAATGCTGAAAAAAACTATGCAGATTTGTGTTCAAAAGTGCCTTGGGCAAAACGTGTACACGGAGTTGAAGGTAGTGATGCCGCACACAAAGCATGTGCAAGATTGAGCGAAACAGATAGGTTTATTACAGTAGACGGTGACAATAAAATAGATAGTGCGTTTATAAATCAAGAAATACCGTTTGATCAATTATCTAATTTAGAAAATAGTGTAATAAGTTGGTGCGGTAAAAATATAATTAACGGGTTAATGTACGGAAATGGCGGACTAAAGTGTTGGCCTAAAGATTATGTTCTTAATATGCGTACTCACGAAAATGCTCCAGACGATAATCCACATGCACAAGTAGATTTTTGCTGGGATTTAAATTATATTCAACAAAATAGTTGTTTTTCAACTGTACATAATAATGCAACGCCGCAGCAAGCCTGGCGTGCTGGGTTCCGTGAAGGTGTTAAGATGACGCTGAACGAAGGTGTGCGTACTAGCAAATATGATTTAGTAAACGGACATTGGAAAAATTTACAACGTTTATATATTTGGTTAATGATAGGTGCTGATGCAGAATATGGTGACTGGGCAATACTTGGCGCCCGAGCAGGATTGTATATGACAATGTGTACAGACTGGGATTTTATAAATGTGAGAGATTTTGAATACTTAAATGATTTATGGAAAGTGTCTTTTGAATCAATTGAAGATGTTAATTATGAAATAGAAGAATACGGAATTAAATTAATTAATGAACTAAACATTCCTATTGCAGAACAGCCGTTAAATGCACAACAAAGCAAATTCTTTAAATCAGTTTACCAAAATCCATCTAGAAATTCTAGAAAACTTATAGATATCGAAAAGTAATGAGAAAATCAAAAACCTTTTGTGCTATGCCATTTATTAGTACTATGCTTAACACTGATGGTAAAATGCGTTATTGCTGTATTGCCAGTGGTCCAACAGCCTTTGCACGTAATGCAGATGGATCACCTATGATGGTTGGCAAAAACAGTGTAGAAGATGCATGGAACAGTGAAGTTTTTAAAAATGCTAGAAAAGATATGCTCAATGGTGTTCAAGTAGAAGCTTGTAAGCATTGTTACAAACAAGAAAGTATAGGCTTAGATAGCTTTAGAACTAGAATGACTGCTGAATGGCGTAATAGACTAGGTCTCGAACTGCACAACTTTATTAATAGTGCAAAAGACAATAACTACGAAGTAAAATTACCACCTGTATATTTAGATCTTAGACTAGGAAACTTGTGTAATCTTAAGTGTCGTATGTGTAATCCGTTTAATAGCAGTCAAATTGCTAAAGAACATTTTAGCTCATATGAAAAAAGTGAAGAATACAAAGAATTTTGGAACAACAACTGGGGCCAAAATCCTACTTTCTTAAAAGATAGCGACTTAAATTTTGATAGTAACTTTTTATGGAATGAAATTATAGGGCTTATTCCAAATTTAAGTAAAGTTTATATGACCGGCGGCGAGCCTACTCTTATAAACAACAATTATAGATTTATGGAAGAAATAGTTGCAGCAGGATATCAAGATAAGATTGAAATATTTTTTAATATTAATTGCACAAATGTAACTGATAAATTTTTAAGTTTAATTAGTAAGTTTTCTAACATAAAAATCAATTGCAGTCTAGATGGCTATCAAAAAGTAAATGACTATATACGCTCGCCTAGTAAGTGGGAAAAAATTGATGAAAACTTTCAAAAGATTGCACAACTAAAAAATGTTAATTTAGATGTTTCGCCAGTTGTACAAACTTATAATGTTTTAGATTGTCATAATATGCTATATTATGTAGAATCTATTAGTGAAAAATACAACAGACCGATTGGCATTGACTATTTAATAAACGATCATCCGTTTTACTTAGATGTAACAATACTACCGCAGCATATTAGAGAAAAGGCTGCACTTAATTTAGAGTCGTATCAAGGTAAATTATTAAATGAACCAAGAATTAAAACCACAATTCAGGGTATTATTAATCTAATGCGTAAAGAACAGCATCAAGATCATGAAACACTAATGAAAAACTTTTTAAATTATACTCGTATGCTAGACAAGACTAGAAACGAAAGTTTCAAAGATGCTATTCCTGAACTTGCAAAGGAATTAGGCATTGAATAATACTATTTGTTCATATCCTTTTTTTGCAGCAGCTATTAGGCCAAACGGCTTAACAATACCCTGCTGTAGATATCCTCACATTGACGAAGAAGATAGTTACGTTTGGAATAATCGTGTGCGCAACACAGAACATTGGAAAGACATTAGAGATAAAATGCTATCTGGAGAACCTGTAGAAGGTTGTCATGGTTGCTATCAAGATGAGCGCAACGGCTTGCGTAGTATGAGACAGCATAGTCTTTCAAAATTTACACCTACTCAAAATAAAACTGTGCCTGTACAACAATTAGAAGTAAGTTTTAGCAATCTATGCAACTTAGCATGTGCGCATTGTAGTGGATTTTTTAGTAGTAAATGGCAAGCTGAAGATAAAAAAGCAAATAGAGTAGAAACAAAGGGATTTTTAAAAAATGACTTTGATTTTGAAAAGTGGGATTTATCAAATGTAACTGATCTAAAAATTATCGGCGGCGAGCCTTTTATGGAAGGTGTTAAATTTAAGAAACTGCTACGTAGCTTAGATTTAACTAAAGTAAATCTACAAATTTGTACCAACGGAACTGTATTACCTGACCAAGAATTAAAAGATTTAATCGAACAATGTAATAATGTATATTTGTGCGTAAGTATGGACGGTATATATACTACAAACGATTGGTATAGATGGCCTTCTAAATTTAATGATTGTATTTCAATAATTAAAACATTTGAAGAATGGTGGCAACATAAAAGTAACATGCATTTTATTATTCATACTGTAGTAAATTTAGTTAATGTATTAGAACTAGATAAATTAGTAGATTACATACATAATAATTTACCCTTGTGGAAGGTAGAATGGGATTGGATTAGATGGCCTCATTGGCAACAACTAAGTTCGTTACCTAATAGTACCAAAAATAATCTTATAGAAAAATTTAATCGGTTGAATTTAGACTATAACTATGCTATAATTGATAATCCTTACAAAGTTACAATCGAAAGATTAAGCGAAGATCGAATAGATAGCTGGCAGCTAGTAAAAGAAAATATTAGTAGTCTAGATAAAGAACGAAACTTAAACTTTTTAGAAATGGTACCTTCTTTTAAAGAGATATGGAATTTAAATGACTGAATCAAAAACATTTTGCGTTTTACCCTGGACACATATGGCTACATGGACTGACGGCAGTGCCTTACTATGCTGTGTTGCTAAAAACAGTTACAAGCACAATCTAAATGATCAAACAGTAAGTGAAATATGGAACAGCGAACATTGGAAAGATGCTCGAAAAAAGATGTTGTCTGGACAAAAAGTCATGGCATGCGAACACTGCTATAAAGAAGAATCGGCAGGCATCCGTAGTCATCGTATTAATGAAAATACATTATGGACTAGAGAACTAGGCGAAGATAAAATCAACAGTTTAATTGAATCTACACAAGAAGACGGCACACTAGAAGAAGATTTAGTAACACTAGACTTTAGATTAGGCAATACTTGCAATCTACAGTGTGTGATGTGTAGGCCTCAAGACAGTAGTATGTGGTTAAATCCTGCTAAAAAACTAGCAGAAGAATTAAAGTCAGATGCAAAGTGGGATTGGAAGCATAAACTAGAAATTGATACTACAAAGTTTGAATGGTACAAAAAAGAAAAACTATGGCAAGACTTTGAGCCTATGTTTGCAAACATACGTCATATGATTTTTGCCGGCGGAGAACCTCTGCTTATAAAAGAACATCATAGAATGTTACGAAAACTTGTAGAGACAGGACATAGTAAGCATATTAATCTTAGATATCATACAAATGGCACAGTATTGCCAGAAGAAGTATTAGAACTTTGGAAAGAGTTTGGATATGTAGAACTAATGATTAGTATGGATGCTTGGGGCAAACATCATGATTATGTAAGATATCCGGCTGACTGGAATATTATACAAGAAAATCTAAATACATTAGATAACACACCTGATAATATTGAAGTAAAAATACTTTGCACAGTACATGCAATGAATATATTTTATATTACAGACTTTGCTACATCGTTACTTGAACAAAACTTTAAAAAAATAGGTATAAGGCACCATAATGGATTATTTCATGCAGGAACAGTACATTGGCCGAGATATCTTTGTACACAAATGTTTCCTAAAGAAATAAAAGATAAAATAAAAGACAAATGGGATAGCTTAAAACTGCCCGACAACAAGCAATGGAATGAAAAAATATCTCATCAAATAGATTTTATGTATCAAGAAGACTTATCAGATTTATATCCGCAATACCTAGATTATATTCAAGGCCTTGATAAGATTCGAAACACAAGTTTCCAAGATACATTTTCAGAGTTTCACGATATATTGGAGCAATATAATGGATAAGATAGATAAGTTACGTAAAGAAATAATCGAAAGTAATACTTTTTGTTTTTATCCTTTTTTAGAACTAAGCACTAATCCTGCAGGACATGTAAAACCTTGCTGCTATTATGCTGACACATTAAAACTAGAGCTCGATAGCGGCGTTGATGATCAGTTTGTTATATCCCACGGTAATACGTTTGAAGAAGTTTGGAACAGTAATAGTTTAAAAGATATTAGAACTAAAATGTATAAAGGTGAAAAATTATCTGCGTGTGACATTTGTTATAGAGATGGCATTGCAAGTATGAGGCAACGGTCTGTTAATGAATATAAAAATGATAGAGAAGTTTTAAACAGAGTAAGCGAAACACTAGACAACAACGGACACTCTGATAAGACACCGAAGAGATTGGAACTAAAACCCAACAACTTATGTAACTTAAAATGTGTAATGTGCAACAGTTATGACAGCAGTCAGATAGCAAAAGAATTAAAAGCACTTGCAAAAACACATGGCGGAATTGAAGTTAATACAGGAAGATTTGAGAAGATATCAGACAAGCCTGGCATAATAGAAAACAACAAAGATTTTGCAGGAATAGATGTTCCAGACTGGAGTGATGACGAAAACATATGGAATAGTTTCTGTAAAATATTACCTGGCATAGAAACATTAAGTTTTGCCGGAGGCGAACCACCGTTGATGCCTTGGGTAAGCAAAGCACTACAATATGCAGTTGATAATGGATTAAGTCAAAATATTAACGTACATGTTGCTACTAATTTAACAAACATACATCAGAGTTTTCTAGACTTTATGCCACATTTTAAAAAGTTTGAACTTATTGCTAGTATTGACGGTACGGAAAAAGTTCAAGAATATTGTAGATTTCCTAGTAAGTGGCCGGCACTTTCGACTAATTATAAAAAAGCAAAATCATATTTAAGTGCTAATAATGTTAAATTAACAACTAATATCACAGTAAATTTATTAAATGTATTAAATTTAACTGATTTGTTATATTGGATAGAAGAACAAAGTACAGAATATCCGTATTTCAAAGAATGGCCGTATAACATAAACTTACTTTACTTTCCAGAAGGACAGGCAGTAAATAATCTTTCTGAAAGAAATAAAACACTTGCAATAGATAGATTAGAAGAATATAAGAAAAACTCATTAATACTTAAAGAGTTTCCTGAAATTGTTCATAAAATAGATCTAGTAATACACGAAATACAAGCTCCTCGTAATGAAAAACACTTTGAAAATTTTAAAAATAGAATAAAAGTATTAGATAATTTTAGAAAAATTGATCATAAACAATACATACCGGAGTTAGATTTATGAATTCTAAAGATGTTATTTGTCCATATCCCTGGACACATTTTAGCACACATACTGACGGCAGAATGAGAATCTGTTGTAATACCAGTACTAGTGGTGATATACTAGATTCAGACGGTAATCCTATATACATCAATGAAATAAAAAATATTAAAGATTATTTTAATCAAGATTTTTACAAAAATATACGCAAACAAATGTTAAATGGAGATAGGCCTAATATATGTAGTGCATGTTATTCTATAGAAGATAAAAACGGAACAAGTGTTCGTAATGGTGTTATGCAATCTTTTGAAGTTGAAAAATTTACTGATAATACAGATTTAGAAACTGGAGAAATTATTAATTTGTCAGTAGAAAGTCTAGACTTGTCTTGGAGTAATAAATGCAATTTACAATGTAAAATGTGCGGTCCTTGGGCATCAAATCAGCTTGAAACAGAATACAATGATTTGTATAAATTTTTTGAGCCTCTTGATAATAATAAATGGTCTTATAAAAATTTAAAAATAACATTAGATAAAATATCGGCTACTGTTACAGAATTACTAGTAACAGGCGGCGAACCTTTACTAAACAATGATTTTTTAGAATTTTGCGATTACTTACATAATAACGATTTAAGCAAAAATATTATATTTACGTTTCATACAAATTTAACTATTATGCCTAAGAAATTTTTTGACAGATTGTCTAAATTTAAAATGGTACGTATGCATATAAGTATAGATGCTGTAGGAGATTTATACGAATATGTAAGGTATCCAGGCAAATGGAGTGTTGTTGACAGGAACTTTAGGAAGCTAATAGAATTAATTGAAAATCATCCTACCTATGAAGTTGAAATACACACTGTATTTCAAACTTACGGAATTCATGGATTTGTAGATATATTAAAATACTTTAATCAGTTTTCGCATATAGAGAATTTTAGAACTATTCCGTATTTTATTTGGCCATATAGTCCGTCACATTCTTGTACAAGTATATTAAGAAAGAAACATAAACAAAAGCTTAAGAATCAAATACTTAAACATGCAGATAAAATGAAAAATGATCGAAACACATATCTTTATAACCAACTCATTGCATGTATTAATTTAATGGAAACTACAAACCCTAAAATGAAGATAGAACAGTTTAAAGCTCATGTTGAAAAACAAGACAATTATAGAAAACAAGATACAAAAAAATACCTACCGTGGTTATATCTTGACAAACAATAAAAAATAAAGTATAATAAAGTATGTATGATATAGTTTATATAAGTTACAAAGAAATTAATGCTGAACAGAACTGGAAAAGATTAAAAGAAGATTTTCCAACTGCAAAGCGTGTGCATGGTGTAAAAGGAATACATCAGGCGCATATTGCCGCGGCTAAAAAATGTTTTACAAAAATGTTTTGGATTGTAGACGCTGATGCAAGAATTGTAGATGATTTTAATTTTAATTATGAAGTTCCAGATCATCAGTTAGATCATGTGCATGTATGGAGAAGTCAAAACCCTATTAATGATCTTGTGTATGGGTACGGCGGTATAAAACTATTTCCACGTCAGGCAACGATTGACATGGATATCAGCAAGCCTGATATGACAACTAGTATTACAAATAAATTTAAATCAATGCCTGAGATATCCAATATTACACAATATAATATATCACCGTTTGAAACATGGAAAAGTGCATTTAGAGAGTGTGCTAAATTAAGTGCAAAAATAATCGATAGACAAAAAGATGACGAAACAAATGCAAGACTTAAAATTTGGACTACGGTAGGCTCTGATAGAGACTTTGGAGAGTATGCTATCCAGGGTGCTATTCAAGGCAAAAAATACGGAGAAAAACACACACAATCACCGCAAGATCTGCGTAGAATAAATGACTTTGAATGGTTGCAGGAGCAATTTGATGCTGCAAACATTTGAGTTATTAGATAGATTTGAACTACTGTTTCCTACTAAAAGTAAACTTGCAGACTTACGCAGGTCTTATATTGACAAGGACTTATCTAGTATACTCCGCTTAGTTACTGACAAAAACAAAGAAGACCTGCGCAAATTAATAATGGAAGATAATACCTGGAAGTTATGGCCATTATTAAGTGAACAAATTAATACCCAATTTATTCCAGCTTTTAAAAGTTTTTTTGTAAATGATACTAATATTGATAATGATTGTTTTAGTAGAGGACAACTAAAAAGTAAATTATGGTTAGTGCATGAACTTAAAAAATGTAATGTAGATCTCGGCACTGTGTTTTTGTGCGCAGGATGGTATGCTACACTTGCTACTATGATTTTTGAAAACGATATTAAGGTAGATAAAATCCGCAGTTTTGATATTGATGAAACAACTGTTGACATAGCCGAAACCTTCAATAAGTCTTGGTTTACAAATCAGTGGCAATTTAAAGCATTAGTAGAAGATATACAAGATATAAATTATAATGAACATACATGGCAGTATTGGAGTAATGCTAACAATAGAATGAGCTATCCTATTACAGATTCACCTAATACGATTATTAATACTAGCTGCGAGCATATAGAAAACTTTGCCAACTGGTATGCAAAAATACCACAAGGCAAACTAGTGATACTACAAAGTAATAACTATTATGAAGTAGAAGAACATGTTAATTGTTCGAAAGATGCTGAAGAATTTAGTTTATCTACACCTATGAGTAATTGTCTTTATTTAGGAGAATTACAATTAGAAAAATACTCAAGGTTTATGAAAATTGGATATAAGTGAATTAAGTCTTAGAGAGTTACAAAAAGAAAGTGCAAGAGCACTTAGCACCATGCAGGCTACTAATAACAATATTCACCAGTTCAATAAACAAGCACACCACAACAGTCAAAATTGGTATCGTGCTGTAATCGAATGGTATATTGAAAAATACGGAGACCTACCTAGTCGTGCAGGTCCAGGTAAAAATATAAGTTTAATTTTAGATGACACAGATTATATATAAAATTATAGATGAAAGACAGTATAAGCACAGTCAAGCACTTTCTCATCTTAACTTAGAAAATGTTGTAGGGTCTTATGAAAAAATATATGTTTCTAGCAAAAATGATTTTAGTATGATTTTTGAGGCAGCTAATCGTTGCGAGTCGGATCTATTAATGTCGGAAAATAATTTTTACATAGTTCCTGTATTTTATAATCATGCAGAACGTTTAGATACACTGGAAAATTGGAAATTTCATATTGATAAGTTTATTAATGATAATGTAGAATTACTGTCAAAGTCTAATGTAGTATTAGCTATATATGATTTGTTTGAAACTTCTAGACATTTTGTAGAATCGGTAAATGAAATAGCTCACAAATTTTCATTTGATATTTTAGCAGTTACAGCAAATAAAAAATTTAATAGTAATATGCCTAATCTAACAGTAGTATATAATGATACCTGGATGGAAACTTTTAAATCTAAAGAATCTATATTGGATTACAGACCTAACAAGCTATATATTAATTTTAACAGAGTAGCAAGACATCATAGATGCGTATTAATGGAAAAAATAATAGATAATAATCTTCTATCAAACGGGTATAATACTTGGGGAGATGTATATGGAGCATTTAGTTTGTATAAAGAAAAAAATCCATATACGAAGATAGAAAAACAAACATTCGATGTTTTAGATATTGAAGATCTGTCTAGTATAAATCCTAATTTTAGTATTCCTGAATTACATTGCACTAAAAGTTTTTTGTTTCTTAATACAGAATCTAATATTGAAAGTGATCAATTATTTTTTAGTGAAAAAGTGTATAAACCTATTGCAATAGGTATGCCATTTATGACTTTAGGCAATCCAGGTACATTGCAAGATTTAAGGACAAGAGGGTTTGTAACTTTCAGTGACTGGTGGGATGAAGGCTACGATTTAGATTTAGATTTAAATAGCCGTATAGAAATAATTATAAAAAACTTAAAAAAATTATCTCAATATAAAAGTGCGGATCTTATAAGAATACGTAAAGAAATGCAAGATATTTTAGAACACAATTTAAATTTATACACTGTTTTACAAAGAAAACATTGGTTAAGTGAAAGTTTAACATTATATGTGCAGGGATTAACATGAATATTAGTTTTATTGGACTTGGAAAACTAGGATTACCGTGTGCAGAAGCAATTGCTTCAAAAGGACACAATGTTACAGGTTACGATGTTGAAAGACGAAAGAGTCATCTAGTTACAATGTTCCCTAATATAGGCGGAGCAGTAAAAGGTAGAGATATTGTATTTGTAGCAGTGCCTACTCCTCATGATCCAGATTATGATGGAAGAGCTCCTACTGCGCACTTAGAACCAAAAGACTTTGACTACAGCATTGTAAAAGAAGTGTTAGTTGAAGCTAACAAGCATATGACAAAGGATCAGCTGTTAGTACTTATTAGTACAGTATTACCAGGAACAACACGTAGAGAATTTGTAGACCTAGTACCAAATACACGTTTTGTTTACAATCCGTATTTAATTGCAATGGGAAGTGTAGCTTGGGATATGGTAAATCCCGAAATGGTAATGATTGGTACACAAGACGGTACAGAAACAGGTGATGCAAAGCAACTTGTAGGGTTTTATAAAACTATAATGGAAAATGATCCAAGATATATTGTTGGTACTTGGGACGAAGTTGAATGTATCAAAGTATTTTATAATACATTTATTAGTGCAAAAATTGGACTTGTAAATATGATACAAGATGTTGCACAACAACAGGGCAATATTAATGTAGATATTGTTACAGATGCTTTAGCCCACTCTACAAATAGAATTATGTCGTCTAAGTATATGAAGGCAGGTATGGGCGACGGAGGTGCTTGTCATCCTCGTGATAATATTGCATTAAGATATATGGCAAAAGAGTTAGGAATAGGTTATGACTTATTTGGAACTATTATGGAAGCTAGAGAACTTCAAGCTCGAAACATGGCATTAGAAATATTAAAGCACGGCAATCTAATACAATTTAGCAGCGACAGTTACAAGCCTGATGTAGAATATGTTGAAGGATCTTATAGCCTACTTGTGCAACATTATGTGAAAGAACTAGGCGGACAGATTGTTGATCATAATTCACAAGTTTTTGTGCGTGTGCATGAAACAGATACTGTACCAGATAATGTTTTAGTATTTGATCCATGGAGAACTTACAGAGGCAATAATAAGGCGGTTCAGTATGGCAACACACGATAGTTGTTTAGTAGTAGTAGATGCTTGGAAAAATTGTGAGCAGGAAGACTTAGAACAATATCCTTGGTTACAGACAGAAACCAAATTATTTGGATCTTTTTTGAATCATCAAATAAAATTAATTAGTATAAATGCAGATATTTTTTATCTATCTAGTGGCAGAGAATTAATGGACGAAATTGATACATCATTTGGCAAAATAATTACTACTATTGAAGACTTGCCCTTATATAATACTACTTACTTTTGTGGATTCCATTTAGGAAGATGTATATATAATAACATAAAAAGGTTGAAAAATAATAGATATGGTGTTATACTAAATTTAAGTATGGTATTTCCAGAAGATAGTTATAGCCATTATTTTAATAAAAATATAAAAAATAATTATTTTTACAGTTATAAAGATGGATTTGAAAAATGCAATATGAATTAATAAAGTGCGGAGAAAAAGACAGCACTATAAATTTTCCGCATCCTGACGATGAAAAAAGATGGCGGATTCAGCGCAAACTCCAAGGAGAGGGATGGAAATATAGATCCTTGCACAAGAAAAATCCTATCTATTTTAATAAAAATTCTATGGGATATCGAACACACGAATTTGATTTCGAAAATGATGACAAATATATTCTAGCATTAGGCTGTAGTAATACTTATGGTCTTTACTTGCACGAAGAGGAACGTTATTCTAATTTGATAGAAGAAGCAACAGGAATTAAAACTTATAATTTAGGAATATGCGGCGGCAGTTCTAATATTATTATGATGAATCTTTTGAAATTTTTACATACTTCGCCAAAAAAACCTGACGCAGTATTAATACAATGGCCTGAACATATGCGTATCTGCTTACCATTTACTGAACCTCATACAGGTGTATTTAATATTAGAGCAAGTACTAGACGCAAAATTAAAAGATCTTCTGTTTTTGAACAGTTTGTAAAACATGGTAATGTCATAGAAACACATTCTCAGTGGGCTAAGGATACAACATTTGAAATGTTAAAATCTTTTAGTATAAAAAACATAAGCTTTTCTAAAGACGAAGAAGGTAGTATTTTTTATGATGTTCCTTATGTAAGTAAAGTTGATAAGGCTTACGATGATAAACATAATGGGACAGAAACTAACAAAAATATAAGCAAGTTTATTTTAGAAAATCTATAAATGTACAATTATTACGATATAAAAACAATTCATTTAGAAAACACACAGAACTGCCAAGCAAACTGTCCTATGTGTGATCGTAACATGAATGGCGAAGGCTTAAATCCTCATATCGATCTTAGTGAGCTTACACTAGAAGATTGCAAACGTATATTTGAACCTGACTTTATCAAACAGCTAGGTACTATGTACATGTGTGGTAATTTAGGAGATCCTATTGTTGCAAGAGACACATTAGATATATTCAAATACTTTAGAGAGCATAACAGTAAAATGTGGCTCAGTATGAATACAAACGCAGGAGCAAAGGATGAAGCATGGTGGCGTGAATTGGCCCAAGTCTTTGGTAGAATGGGTGCTGTTATTTTCAGTGTGGATGGCCTTAGTGACACTAATCATCTATACAGGCAGGGTGTTGTCTGGAACAATGTAGAACGCAATATGCGAGCGTTTATAGATGCTGGTGGTAGAGCACGTTGGGACTTTCTTATTTTCGAACACAATCAACATCAAGTAGATGAAGCAAAGGAACTTGCTGAAAAATGGGGATGTGAAAGATTCATACCTAAGAAGACAGGTAGATTTATTACAGCAGATAGTAAAAAGAAAGAATCGCATCAAGCAGTAAATCGAAAAGGTAAAGAAACTACAGAACTTAAAAAGCCAGATGAAAAGTACCAAAACAAAGCATTAACAAAACAGGATATGCTATTAGAAAAATATGGTAGTATGGATGCATACTATGATGTTGTTCCTATTAACTGCAAGGTAAAAGACGAGGGTAGTCTGTTTATCACAGCAGAAGGACTTGTAATGCCCTGCTGTTGGACTGCCGGACGCATGTACAAGTGGTGGCACAAAGATCCAAAGGTTGAACAAATATGGGACTTTATTGACGCTGTAGGCGGCAAAGATGCAATCAATGCTAAAAAGAATGGATTGAAGGCTGTATTCGAAACAGGTATATTTGATAACATAGAACGCAGTTGGAAAACAACAGGCTGTGATAACGGAAAGTTAAAAGTTTGCTCAATGAAGTGCGGTGTTGAGTTTGATCCATTTTCTGAACAATTTAAATAATGGTGCTATAAATAATTAAATGTTAAAAGATTTGAAAAAAATCGAGCTTGAAATTACAAGTGATTGTAATGCTGCTTGTCCAGGGTGTGCTAGAACAATAAACATAGACAAACTAGTAGTAAATAGTTTTTCATTGCAAGATTTGCAAAGACTATTTCCTGTTGATGACTATTCAGGGGTAGAATTTAAATTTTGTGGAGTGCTGGGAGATCCTATTGTAAATCCTGATTGTTTAGAAATGACACGTTACCTTGTAAGCTGCGGCGGCTTTGTGCATTTTAGTACCAATGGCGGATATAATACTGCTGAATGGTGGGAAGAATTAGGACGCATTTCAGCAGAAAATCCAGATAATATTTTTATTCATTTCTGTATAGATGGTCATAAAGAAACAAATCATATATATCGTGTGAATACAAAATGGAATATTGTAAAAAGAAATATTGAAGCATATGCAAAAGTTGCAGCTAAAAAAACTGGTGCTTGGATCTATATTGTATTTGATCATAATGAACACGAACTTGAAATTGCAAAACAACATGCAGCATCTTTAGGATTTGAATTTGCAACACGTACTGGTATGCGTAACAGTTATCATGATTGGATTGTTAAATTAGGCAAAAAAAATAAACAGGAAGAAAAAACAATTACTACAACAGGTAAAAAGCAACATAGTAAAGTAAATGTAGTAAAAGAATTAGACGATTTTATCGAAGAATACAAATCTACAAAAGTCGAAGAAGAAAAAATAACTTCTGTGACTAATAGTATTGTTTGTAAATACATACACGAGGGAGAAATCTTTATAGCTAATGATTTAACTTTGTGGCCTTGTTGTTTTCTTTGGGATAATACACTTGAAAACAAAGATAAAATATTAGAAAAATTATCTACACAAGGCGATGGATGGAATAGTTTAAAAGACAAAAGTATAGATGAAGTTCTAGAACATCCGTGGTATAAAAAACTTTTAGTCGAAAGTTGGCATCCTTATAATGATTTACATTTACCTAGATGTATAAAAACATGTGCAAAAAATAAAGCGTATCACAACGAAATTTTGTGGCAAAAGGATTAATTATGAACGATCTTAATAAAATAAACGACCTTTACAATAAGATTCCATATAGTAACTTAGAGTTTGACTGCTTTGAATTTCTTGAAAAAAATTTAAAAGAACATTATAAAAATATAGATCCTCAAAAAGATAAAGAAAATAATTATAATGATTATGAAAAAATGGTAGAAGATAGAAGTTCTATCTTTAGTAAGATACAGGATAATTCTTATCAAAAAGGATTAAAAACTCATAACATAAATGGATTGCTTATTCCGTTTAATCCTGAGTGGTCAAGAGTAGCAATCAATTTAAGTGGAGGCGCAGATAGTGCTTTGCTTACATACATATTAGCAACGATTATAGAATCTAACAATTATAATAGCACAATAGATATAATTAATTACAAAAGATGTTGGGATAATAAACCTTGGCAAGAAGATGTTGCAGATAATGTTTATAAATGGTTAAAGAATAGATTTCCTGGTATTATTGGTAAAAAAGAATCTGCATATATTCCGCCAGAATTAGAACATGGAACTATTGGTGACATAATAGAAGGACGTAGTGCCGATCAAATTCTTGTGGCTTCATTCAATAGATATATAGCATTTAAAAACAAATATTATGCGTGTTTTAACGCAACTACAAAAAATCCTTCGTCTGATGATATCACAAGTGGAATGACAAACAGAGACAATGTACCTTATCTTATAAAAAAATTATGTTTTGTCAGAACTGATTCTGCACACTGGGTTATAGAACCATTTACATTAGTTGAAAAAGACTGGATAATGGAACAATATAAGAATTTAGATATTATGGAATTATTTAATACTACTAGAAGTTGCGAAGGTGATGCAGATGACTTCAAACCATTAGGAATGGATCATATGTGGTATTCTTATGTAAATGATAGGAATATTGAAGAATGTGGAAAATGTTTTTGGTGTCTTGAAAGAAATTGGGCAAAAGAAAAGGCTGGCATAGAATGAGCAAGCAGTATATCTGCAGTGAATTATTTAAAAGTATGGATTTAAGATTTATACAAAATAGTATAACGAACTGTTGCAAAGCAAACAAAGTTAGATTGAGTATAGAAGATTTTAAAGATCCTAATATTTTATTTAATAATAAAGAATTAAAAAGCCGCAGAGAATCTATGGTACTTGATAATAAGCTGCCAGAATCTGGATGTAATGGATGTATTAAATTTTTACCTCATAGTTTTTTTGATAATAGAAATCACTGGACAAATACATTTTTAAACGAAGAGTTTAAAGAAAAATTATTAACCGAAGACATTGTCAATAGATTTACTATTAATCTTAGCAGTGCATGTGATTTAAAATGTGTGTATTGCGCACCTAAAGATAGTTCAAGTTGGGCAAAAGAAGTAGGCGTTCCTACCATAAGACCTAACAATGAATGGTTTAATGCAGCGTTTGCTAATTTTATTACCTATTTAAAAAATAAAAAGTATGATCCTAATACGCCTTATTTCTTTATAATATCCGGCGGCGAGCCTACATACAATCCTCATAATCTTGAACTAATAAAACAAATTATTAGCATTGTACCTAATAAAAATTTAGAAATTTTGCTCCATACAAATTTTAACACTAAAGAAAAAGTTTTTAACGAATACATTAAATTATTTAGAGATAATAAAGACGTACAATGTGGATTTATTGTTAGCCTTGATTCTGTAGAAGGTAGATCTGAAGCAATTAGACACGGCTTAAATTGGGAACGTGCTATGAAAAATTTAAACTTTGTTTTAGATAATAATTTTAGCAATATTAATGTTAGAATTGCTAATACTTTGAGTGTATATAGTGCTCCATATTTTAAAGATGACATAGAATTTTACCTAGACAATTTTGGAGAAGAAAAAACAAAAGGGTTTTTTCGACCGGGCGAAGGATTTAATTATGCAGTAGAACCTGGTATGCATATTATGGGAATGCCCGAACATTTTAAAGAAGATCAAAATAAAGCTATAGATTTTTGTAGCAAAAATAAATTAAATTATCTAATACCGCACCTAGAACAAATTCAAAATTTGATTGGTACAAAGATAAATGATTCTACAGCGTATGATTATGATCTAGCATATTCATACTTTAAAATTAAAAGACCAGAAACTGACTGGGATGGGCTATTTCCCCATATGCAAGTTATGATAGATGAATTATATGATATGTATCCTAACAAAGAACGTTATGTACCTAATACATCAAACCTTAGCCGTCCAGTAAATAGCTACGCAATTGGAAAAAAAGAATAGAATTCACATGAAACATGTATCAGACACATTTTGTTTATTACCTTGGGTGCATCTAAGCACAAGACCAGACGGAAGTATGCGTGTATGTTGTACAGCAAACGCAAGTTCAGTTGGACCTACTAATGATAAAGAACACGGCGGACAAGTTGGAATACTTAAAACTGAAGATGGTAAGCCTAACAATCTAAATGTAAGTGATTTTGAAACTGCGTGGAATAGCACATATATGAAAAATGTGCGTAAGCAAATGCTTGCAGGCGAAATGCCTCCTAGTTGTTTAAAATGCTACAAAGAAGAGGCAGCAGGACATCGTAGCAAACGTATGTGGGAAACAAATTATTGGAGCAAGCGTGTTGATATAGATAAAATACTTGCAGATACAAATGAAGACGGGAGTGTTCCACCTAATCTTGCATACATCGATTTGCGGTTTGGTACTAAGTGTCAACTTGCCTGTGTAATGTGTAGCCCACATGATAGTAGTGGATGGATCAAAGACTGGAAAGCAATGTTCCCTGCTGTAAAAAATGAAAGTCTCAAAGAGATTATGGGCTGGGCAGATAAAGGCAGTACTAATGGCAGTAGTTATAATTGGCATAAACAAAATCCTACATTTTGGAAACAGTTCTATGAACAAATGCCAAGTATGCAACAAATTTATTTTGCCGGCGGCGAAAGTCTTATTATTGAAGAACATTACGAGATTCTTGAACATGCTATTAAAATGGGATATGCAAAGGACTTAGAGCTACGTTACAATTCTAATGGTGTAGAGTGGAGAGAAGATTTATTTGACCTATGGAAAGAATTTAAATTAGTACGCTTTCACTATTCAATAGATAGTATTAAAGAAATGAACGATTATATTCGTTATCCTAGCAAGTGGTCAAGGCAAGAAGAAGTATTTCATTTGCTAGATACGCAGACTAGCGACAATGTAGAAGTAACTATTGCTGCCGCCGTACAAGCACTTAATGTGTATTACTTGCCAGACTTTATACAATGGAAACTAGAACAAAAGTTTAAGAAGATTAATATGTGGCCATTTGGTGCAGGCGGCATTAGTCAGCACTTTGTATATTGGCCGGCACATCTAAACGTAAAAGTATTACCTAAATGGTTCAAAGAAGAATGTAGAGCAAAATACGAAGCCTGGTATCCATGGTGGGAAGAAAACTGGGAGTTGGGTATTCCTAGCTGGCACAAGGGTAAAGTTACTAAAGAGGATTTTATGCAAGCTGAATATGGTATAAAAAGACTAGACGGAATACTTAGTTTTATGGAAAGTGAAGACTGGAGTAGACGTTTGCCAGAGATGCAAGAATTTTTAGGCTTATGTGACAAACAACGTGGAATTACTTTTGCGGAAACATTTCCAGAAATGAAGGATATATTTAATGAGTTTTGATACAGTAGATTTACTTACCGGTAATGTTTTTCAAGTTACATGGGATGTTGGAAGAAGATGCAATTACGATTGTTCTTACTGTCCTGCACATAGGCATGACAATTTTAGCAAACATGCAACTTTAGATGAATTAAAAGCTAATACCGATTTCTTATTTGAGTATATTGATACATACATGGAGCATAGAAATCATAAAGAAACTAACATAAGTTTTACAGGAGGAGAGCCTACTGTAAATCCTAATTTTATTCCTTTCCTACAGTATCTACAAAAGACATATGAAGAAAAATATTCTGATAAGTGGATTGCAGGATTTGCGCTTACTACTAATGGTGCAATGAGTGAAAAGATGGCAACTGCTGTAATGAAGCATGTATCACATGCAACTATAAGTTATCATTCTGAAAGTGATAACAAATTAAAACAACAAGTGCGTGATCGCATAATGCAATTTCATACGCAAGGTCCTGACAATGATTGTTCAGTAAGTGTAAATGTAATGTTTCATGCTGCATATTTTGATGAGTGTAAAGAACTTTGTGATTTTTTGCATGAAAATGGTGTTGCATATGTTCCTAGAGTAATTGGTGAAGAAGCAGGTAGTAGAAGTAATTTTTCACACTTATACACAGACGAACAACTTGACTATATGAAAAATTATTGGAAATATAAAAATGCCAAACTAAATGACGAAAAAGAAGTTGCAGCAACTCTTAGTGCAGCAGGAGAAGCACAAAATGAAAAGCACAAAGTAGAAAAGAAAGATGGCTGGGCTATCGGAAGACCGTGTTGTGGCAGTAGAGAAATGTGTTTAAGTGCAAAAGGTGAAGAACGTAAAGGCACATTTGTAGATTTTAGAAACTTCAAAGGATGGAATTGTAGTGTCAATTGGTTCTTCTTACACCTAGAGCAACAAACTGATAGTGTATTCCATCATCAAACCTGCCAAGCAAAATTTGATCAGACAAGAGGACCTATAGGAAAAATAAGTGAAGGTAAAAAAATTATTGCTGATTTGAAAGAAAAACTTGCTAGCGGTACTATGCCTACAGTAGTATGTCCTAAACATACATGCGGTTGTGGCCTATGTGCTCCTAAAAGTGTTCATCTAGCAAATTATAAAACTACACTAGCAAGACATGTCGATATGAAAGTTTTTGATAATGCAGAATTTCAAGAACCGAACGGTACTCCTATAAATCCTACAGAGGTTGTGTAATGTGGTCAATGGACACTATAGAATGGATTGATATCGAACTTACTAGTTTTTGTAATATACAATGCAAAGGCTGTTTTAGAGTTATATCTAATCAAGCAGATAAAATTTTAAACAAAAGTTATATCGACTTGGAAACAATAAAAAATAGATTTAAAAAAGATCAATTTCCTAATATCAAGATAATCAACTTTTGTGGAAGTGTAGATGAGCCTACAACTCATCCTCAGTTCTTTGAAATAATAGATCATTTTGCCGCATGGGATTGTCATATCAACATTGCTACTAATGGTAGCTTGCGTACTACAAAATGGTGGGCAGAGCTTGCTGAAAGATTACCGAATAGTCATAGAGTGACATGGGGCATTGATGGTAGTGATGAATTAAGCGAAATATATAGAGAGGGTTCGAGCTTTAAAAAAGTAGAACAAAATTACAAAGCATTTATCGCTGCCGGCGGCAAAGCTGTTTGGCAATTCATTGTATTTGAACATAACGAACATCAATTAGACACTGCAAAGGAGTTAGCAAAGTCTGAAGGGTTTAAGGATTTCAAAACTATTATAAGTCATAGAAAAGACACAAAGTCTGTTACTCCTAAGCAAGAACAAATTGATAATGTTCAAGAAGAATCTTATATAAGTTGTAAGTATAAAGACCAAAAAAGAATTTTTATTAATCATACAGGCAATGTAATACCTTGCTGTCATTTGAATAGTAAAATGCTAGAATATAATGCAAGTGGTATAATCAAAGATAATTTTGAACAATTATTAAATGATCACAATTATAAAAAAACAATTAATCTAAATGAAGTAGATATCGACGAAGCAATATCTAGCAACATATGGAATGAGATTATAAGTTCATGGAATACTGACTCGCCCCTGCCGAGGTGTGAGCAAGTTTGTAAAAAATTAAAGAGAGATAAATTTATAAAAGAATCTTTATAATTATCTACTTACTACAACTTCAATAGTCTCTTTTATTCTACGTCCCATCATTTCGCCTGTTAAATGATGCTCTCTACGATTACGTGTTTCGTCCTTGAATCCTATACCCATCATAAGTAATGGATCTTTTTCAAATCCTATTTTTTCTTTTACTTCGTTGTAATCGTAACAAGCACAGCATCCTGTGCCGTAACCGAGCATACTTGCAATAACATTCAAATAACCAGCAGCTACACCGATAGCTGTTTGCTGATCTCTTTTTAGTGTTTCTATATTTGAATGATCACGTAGTTTCCACTTTTCTATAAGTTCAGGACTAGGATCTACATCTTCAAATACAACTAATAAATTTGCAAGAGTTTGACTATTAGTACTCATATCACCTTTCATGTTTCTAAGACCCTCTGTTAGAGAATGAATAGATTCTATTTTTTCTCTATTGGTAATAAAATGAAGTTTATAAAAAGCAAAATTTTGTTTGCTCGGGCAATTTGTAGCAGCATGAATTAAAAGTTCTAGGTCGTCTTCTGGAATATCTTTTGTTAAGTCCCAGTTGCGCTGTACGTGTTGGCTTCTAATAACAGCCTTTTTAAGTTCTTTGTGTGATTCAAACATCTCAGTCCTCCCTTATAGTGTATTTATCTTTTATAAATATCTTGACAGAATGCTAAAATGGTGCTAATATAAAGATATGATTGAAGATTTAAAATGGAGCAACTACGACTTTACAAAGATCCCGTTTGACGACATTGTTAGTGTTGGTCAGCGTACCCTGTTGTATCGTGATATATTTACTGTCAGCTGGCTCCTTGGAAGGTTCTGCAACTACAAATGCTCCTACTGTTGGCCTTATGCCCGCAGTGACCGTAAAGACCACCGTCCTACAGAACTATGCTTACGGACCATAGATGAAATAAAGAGGCAAGCACGTGAAAACGGATTTAATAGTTATCATTTTAGTCTTAGTGGCGGCGAGCCTACTTTCCATCCTGGCTACTTGGATATTCTACAGCATTTGGCTGATGACGTAGACAACACCAACTATACAAGTGTGCATATGACATCAAACTGTAGTCGCAACATGGCATGGTTTGAACAATATGTAGAAGCAGTTAAACCATTCCATCGTGCTAGTATAACAGCAAGTTTGCATACAGAACACTTAAATACAGTTGAGAAGATGCAAGACTTTGCAGACAAACTAATCTTCTGTCAGGAGCACGATGTTCAAGTTACAATCAATATGGTTATGGTTCCAGACTGGTTCGAAAGAGACTGGGAAAACGCCCTGTTCTTCCATGAGCAAGGAATCAATGTTACTCTTAAGCCGCAATCAGATCCTACTGCGAGCCGCGTGGTTGATGGTTACAAACCGGAGGACCTAAAGCGTTTACACAACGGTATGCCACAACGTGCATATACAGAAAGCAAACGCAAGTGGGAAGGAAGACCGAAGCCTAATTTTGAAATACCTTCCGGAGTTGACGGAAAGTTAGATACAAGTATACCATGGCACATGCAAGTAGAATTTAAAGATAAGTACGGCAAGAAATGGTTTATGGATCAAGCAGAACGCTTTAATGCGTTTAACTTCAACAAGTTCAAAGGTTGGAACTGCAATGCTGGATATCAAGGTATCATCATACGTGAACCAGATGGTAGTGTAAAGCGCAGTTATAGTTGCCACGATGTGCCTTTAGGGAACATTGAAACAGGATTCAAATTGTTTAATAAACCCATGCCGTGTATGACTGATAGTTGTGTAAGTTCGGCAGATTCTAAAATTCCAAAAAGTAAATATTAATGCGTACATTAGAACAAATTGAAGCAATTAAAAGAACTAAAAGTAACCCTGTTCAGCATTGGGATATAATTACTTCTGATGATATTAGTAATTTATTAAAATTTTATAATACAAGCGATAATGTTGTAGAAAAAGTTACTGGTCCGAAAGTATTGAAGGTTAATGAAGACGAAGGAATTATTAATAATATTCTATATAAGTTAAGGCAACTATATGGAGAATTTAATTTACGTGATGCACATTTTTTTGATGTAGAAAAGCCACATATCATACATAATGATGATAGTTTTGATTATCCACAATGTTATAAAGCATTTGTAATTCCACTGTACGTTGAAGGCAATATCTGCGATAAAGCAAAATTTTTTGTATTTGATCAAAGTTATTATGGCGGCCCTGCAAAATTTGTAAATGAAGAAGATGTATCAGGATATTCTGTACATTATAATAAATTCTTAACTAATTATAACGAAGTAGAAAACAAAAACAACACAGGTATAGATAAAATACATTTGAAATATCTTTCGCACTTAAAGAGTCATTGGCTTAAAGGATTAAGTGTAAATGCTTATTTTCCTTGGAAGATCGGTAGTGTTATTTCTTTTGATAGTTTAGATCTTCATAGTGCTAGTAATTTTAACGATGTTGGCATTACAAGAAAAATTGGACTAAGTATATTTACAAAGGTAGGAAAATAATTTGATATTTTTATATGGATATATTGCATACTGGATTGTAGCTTTAATAGGTATTACCTATGGATATCATAGATACTTTTCACATAAGTCTTATAATGCAAGTCCAATGGTTGAAATTTGGTTACTATATATAGGTTTATTATGCGGTGGACGTAGCGCACTTACATGGTCGGGTGTGCATCGTATGCATCATGCATATGCTGATACACCTAAAGATCCACATAGTGTAAAGAATCATCCTTGGTATGTAATATTGTTCAGTCTGTGGAGTGTAGATAGTATACCACGAAAGTTTCTCATAGACTTGATACGTAATCCTAGAGTTATGTTCTTCCACAAATACGGAACATATATTTTTATTACACATTGGGTTATTTCTTTCTTGACTTTTGGATTAGATGCTGTTATAATTAATGCAATGCTAGTAGTGTTATCCTATCTTGGATTTGGTATATTGAACCTGTTTGGACATGATTTAGAAGGTCCTATAAACAATTTTTGGATTAACCTAATAGCACCGTTAGAAGGTAATCATAAAGACCATCATGAATATTCACAAAGAACTTGATATAGATTTAAAAAAATGCACAGATGAACAGATTAAGAATGTAGCAAAATTAACTGCATATCATTCTAATGTATTGTTACGTAATCAAGAACTTACAAAAGACGACTATGCTAGAATACTTGCTCTATGGGGAGATAAGACACAGCATCATGCTTGGTATGAAGATCCTGATTATCACCAAATACAATATGTAACAAACCGTGCTATGCCCGAATTAGGAGGCAAGCGTGGGATATTTCCACAAGGCGAACTTGAATGGCATTGTAACGGCACACTTGCACTTGATCCAGAAGACTGTGTAACATTGTATTGTGTTGTTCCTACAAAGGATAGATGCGATACTATATTCTTAAACGGCGTTGAAGCATACAACGACTTGCCCAATCATGTAAAGAAAACAATTGACAATACTATGCTAATGATTACAAGTGATGTAAGAAGTTTTCATAGAAGCGACTTTGAACATTTAATTACACGTACCGAACAGCCTCGTATACTTAATGACAACAGAGCATATACTATAAGCGAAGATCAAGTTACTGCGGATGAAGCAAAAGATCTACACAACATACAAGGACGTAAGCGTAGTAATGGTCCTATCTATCAAGAGATGATGCGTAGGAAACAAGAATTTAGCGTAGAAGGTCGATGGAAGTATACCTACAAAAAACTAGTTCATGAGCATACAGTAACAGGGCAAAAAGGATTATATTTTCCTTTCTTAAATGTAGCAGGACTACATGATATTCCAAAAGATGAACAAAAAGAATTATACGACTATCTAGTTAAACATTACTTAACGTATGAATATAGTCACGATTGGAAAACTGGAGATTTGATGTTGTTTGATCAAACACAAGCACTACACAAGCGTCAGCCCTTTCCTGAAGTCGACGGTGAACAGCAAGATAGACTGTTGTGGCGAGGAGCATTTTACTATGACGGTGTACAGTAGAGATAGTGATGTAGAATATGTACACATGAACTGGCAAGTTCCTGTTGACATTATCGAACAAGAATACCTAGCAGTAAAAGATTCAATAATCATACATCGTCCTGAAGACGGCCACAAGGACTGGAAAGCAGTTACACTATACGGCGTTGGATCAGATAAAACAAACAGTCATTGGGAATACGGAAAGCGTGAACGCAAGACTGTAACAGACATAGGCGCACAGTGTCCTAAGACAATGGAATGGATAAACACACTACCATTAGCACGTATTGACGATGTACGTTTCTTAGTTATTGAGCCAGGCGGATACATTGCTCCACACATTGATGTACCAGATCGTAACTGGTTAGAGCCTATAAACATTTGTATTACATGGCCTGAAGGAAGTGTGTTTACACACAACGGAAAACAGTTGCCCTACGCACCCGGAGTGCCGTTAGTACTTAATATACATTATGAACATGATGTAAAAAACAATTCAGACAAGCAACGATTACATTTATTAATACATGCTAAAAAATCAAAAGAGTTTTGGAACGATGTCTATACATTTTCCTGATATTAAAGCAACTTTTATCCACATCCCTAGAACAGGCGGCACCAGCTTACTTCATTGGGCAACTTCAACTAGCATAGATTTCGACGCACCTAAAAAATATAAGCATTGTACATTTAGTGAAGCAACAAAACTTTGGAAAACTTTAGGTACAACTTTTACATTTGTAAGAAATCCATATGATAGAATGGTAAGTTTATTTCACTATATGGGGCAAAATGCAAAAAACAGAGTGGAGGTATGGAATAGAGGACATACCCCAACTACTCTCGACGGAATACAAAATTCTATCTATAATGATGATATAGCAATGTCTAATTATTATGACTTAGGATTTGAAAATTGGCTAATTGATTATAGTAACGAATCTAGCAGTCCTTATAATTCTTACACTAATGTACGCAATCCAGAAATATTTAATAATTGGTATAGCACGCCAAGGACAATAAATTATTGGATTGAAGATAGTATCGATATTATAATAAAAATAGAAGAACTTAAAAATAAAATAGGATTATTAGAAGAAGTATTTAACACATCAATACATATGTCACATTCTAATAGCTCGACTAGAGATAATTACAAAAACTATTATAATAATAACACAAGAAATATTATACAAACAATGTTTAAAGACGATTTAGAAAAATACGGATATGAATTCTAAATGATGAAATCTCCTAAAAAAAACATGGCAGGCGTTATTAGTTTTTATCCTAGCGAACGTCCTGACCTAATAGAACAACTAAACAACCTACAGTTTAATGACAATGATCCTTTAAACACAAATTATAAAAATATTGATTGGCATGAGTTTCAAGTTATTAGTGTTTATGAAAACGATGGCATTGTACAAGGATTTAGTGTAGCATGGCACAGACCAGAATACTATGCAGAAAATGAAGTAAGGATTCTATCACGCTACTGGAAAGATACTAGCATTAGATTAACATGTACACATACTGAACTAAGTATGCCGCACTTGATTGATATGATTACACATCAAATGACCATGTGTAAAGAATTAGGATTTACTAGTGCATTTATAAGCCGAGAAAAAAGTCCAAGATACTTTCGCAAGCTAATTACTAGTATACAAGAAAAAACAAGCACACAATGGCATTTATATGATGATAGACAATGTGTGTGCATACCAGAAGCGCCGAGTTGTTGGCAATATAAAGCGAGTACCGAACTATGAAACGTAGAGAAGAACTTCCATTTTTTAAAAAATTACCTTATACATTTGATGTAGACCGCATTTTAAAAGATTTTAATTTAATTAAAGATAAAAATGATGATCTAACCATTGAAGGCGGTTACGGAGACTTAGTAGGTAGTAAAGCACCCAAGTTAGAAAATGCGTTTAGTATTGGCAAGTATACAGAGTATGTAGATGGAATGGTTAAAGGTGATTATACACAAGTTGGTATGACACAGTATAATCCAGATGCTGTAAACAGAGAATACAATATTAAAATCAGCAATAAACGCCCAGACGAACGTCATTATAATTCACTACGTCCTGAACTTGAAGGCAGTTATATACAAGAAGTTATGAATACATTTCGTGGAGAAGCAACTAGAACACGCATTGCTATTCTAAAACCAGGTGCTGCTATCAAACCACACATTGACTATAACACTGATTATAGTGTGAGATATCATATACCTCTTAAAACAAATGATCTTTGTGGGTTTGATAATGTAGACAAGGCAGGTAACAGAGAAGAAATACACATGGGGTTAGGCGAGTGCTGGTTTTTAAATCAAGGATTCAGACACAGTGCCTGGAACAACGGTGATACTGAAAGATGGCATTTGATTGTTAGTGTGCTAACACAGGAAGATCTTAATGATTAAAAATAAAATAAAAAATAGTTTTATAACCACTGACTATCGTATAGATCCGGCATTCTGGAAAACATATATGACCGGCGAATGGCAAGACAGTAATAAATTATATTCAGAATATGTAAGTGATGCAACTGGCGGCAAAGAAATGAATAAGTTCTTTGTACAAGAAATTCATAACTTTGATAGACCTTTACTAAAATTAATCAAAAGTCTTTGGAATGAGTTTGGTATTCGTCCGCGAGATTTTAGATGTAACTTCTTTAGAGTGTTAGAAGGCGGCAATCTTCCTGTACATGTAGATGTCAAAAGTGAATGTAGTTTTCTTATTCCTGTAACAAAAAACACAGGTGCATTATATGTAGAAGAACAAGGCACTGAAAGTATTGTGTATGATACACTTACAGTGCTTAACACAAAACTACCACACGGTGTAGAAGCACCAGCACAAGAACGTATAGTGTTTCATATGGGAATACACGATATAAAATTTGGAGAATTAAATGTATAGGTTAGATAAACAATACGATATAAAAAAAATTAAATCTGAATATCACGAGCTTGTAAAAAAAGTAGGCTGGACGCCAGGGTTACCAGATCACTTTGATGCAATTACTTTGCAAACTGATGGTACTGAAGATTACCATTTACATTATGAAATTGATAAATTCTATATCCGACACTGGGACGATAATGATGTAAAAGAATGGACTGAACAAAATGAATCTTTCAAACAGTTATTAATTCCACCAGAATGGGAAATGTCAAAATTTATAATTGAAAATAATTTAACAAGAACAAGAATATTACGAATAGCACCTCGATTTGTTTATAATACTCATAAAGACTGGACAGATAGATGTCAATTAGGAATTATTACAAATGAGTATTGTTATTATATAGAAGAAGGTGTTGCGTATAATATACCAGATGATGGCTACGGTTATGTTACTGAAACAACAAAAATGCACAGTGCAGCAAATGCTAGCACAGAATACAGAGTAAATTTAGCAGGATGTATAAATGTGGCATAAAGAATATAATGTAGATATTAAAAAAATGTCTAACGAAGAACTAAAACAAGTTGCAAGAGACATTAACAAACATTTAGTTGTAGTATTTAGGAATCAAAGTCTTACACCTGAAGATGAACTTAGAATTGCTAGTGTAATGGGCAATGTAAAAGCAAATACAGGTGAAAGCACAAGTTCTAAGGATAATTTAAGTCTTGTTCCAGGCGTGCTAAGAGTCACTGGAGAACTTAATGATAAAGGTGTGCCGGGTCTATTCGGGCACGAAATAGAATTAGATTGGCATACGCACCATCCTACAGAAAAAAATAGATGGCCTTTTGTTTGGTTATATAGCGAACGTGGTAGTAAAGGAAGTAGAACTAGCTGGATCAATCAAGTTTTTGCTTACAATGATCTGCCAGAAGATATAAAACAAAAGGTAAATGGTATAACTGTTGCTTGCGGACATAAAGTAGGTAATTTTAGTCCAAGTGAAATATTTCAAAATAATGTTGTTTATAATAATCCACAAAAAATTGTAAGAACAAATATTGAGAATCTCACAGGATTATACTTTCCTTTTCTACAAATATTTGATGTAATTAATGGTGCTACTAAAGAGGAATGGCCTGATTTATTTGAATATCTTAAAAATCATATCTTACAAGAGAAATATATAATGCATCATGATTGGGAAGATGGCGATCTTGTTATAAGCGAACAGTGGTTAAGCATACATAAACGCTGGACATTTGCAGATATGAAAACGAGAGTATTACATAGAATAGCATTAGATTATGAACACAGTTACGTATAGCAAACTAAATTTACCTAGGTTAGATTTACCAAAAATATGGCATACAAATGATGTACAACTGAAAGCAAAAGTTGGAGGGTATATTGCGTATTATGTGACTGACGAAGTTGATAAACAAATAAGGAGCTTATTTCCGAAAGAGTTTTTTCCTAAAAAAACTCATATAATTGCACAGTTTATTGATCCTCAATTAAACGGACTTATACATATGGATAGGCGTGAGTTTGCTATTAACTATGTGCTTAATAAAGGTGGCTTAGACGCTCATACAAGCGTTTACAGCAGTGATAGTGTGCTAGAGAGTACATATACGCAACAGGAGCAAGAATGGTACTTGTTAAATACATATAAGAACCATGCAGTACATAATATAACAGATACACGAGTTGCAATTAGTATAAGTTTTTATGAATTTGGAGACACACAATGGAGGTTTATAAATGAAAAATATGAAAGCAAATAAACCATTTGATGATGAAACACTAAAGAACATGGATATTATACATGATCCTAACACTAAGTTCTTTAAGGATCAATACGAGCCTAGTTACAGCATAGATAACTTTATTACAGAACAAGAACGTGTACAGTTGCTTGACTTTTGGTATAAAGAGTACAACAATGTTGGCTGGGAAATAAATGGACATATTGTAAACATTCCGCACCCTATACGCTACAGCGTAATAAATGATATTTTACGGTCTAAAGTATATGAACACTTTGGAGAAGATACTATATTTTATAGCGAAGTTTCGAATGATCCTATAAGTGTTGGTGATCAGATGTTTAAAAGTATTAGACCTTATGGATTACATACAGACAGTGTTACACATATTCCCGGCTATCGTCCTTATAAAGACATTATTTTACCATTAGAAATACATAATAATGTATCAATAGATTATGTAACTTTTAATCAACGTTATCGCGGAAGAGCTACACATTTTATGAAAAATAGACATATTTCTAATTTTAGCGGTTATAGTAATACCTTTAGATTATTACCATATGAGCAGTACGGAGTTGAAGGTATAGAATACAATAAACTAGACTGGGCATGGATGGAACGTGAAATGCCTGAACACATACCTATGAGTATATACGAAGGATTAAGTATAGAAGAAGTGTTGCCCTGGAAATTGTGTAGTGGCATTGTACAAGATACAAGTGTATTACACGCACCGACAGATTTTAGAAAAAAAGGTTGTGAATGGAAAATAGCAATAACATTTCATTTAATGAAAAAGGATGAAACTTATAATAATGCTATAGAAGGATATCCTACATCTTTTAGCAGATATACTCTTAATCCGCCTTTACTGGAGAAATAAATGGAAGATAGATTTAAAAAATATATTAGGCACAATTTTATAGGTGGACATGAAAACGATCCTAAAATGTTTGTTCCTACTGACGAACAAATTCATTGCGAACAGCAACTAGCAATGTTAGGTGATTATGCTAAGTTAAACTTTAGTTTAGATATAGATAAATTTAATAGTGAGTTAGAACCATATAACGATAAATGGGTTGATTATCTTCCTAGAAAAGGCGAATACGATCCTAGATACGGGTTAATGTTATGGGGACTAGAAGGTGATGACTGTAATGATAGTTTAAGTTTGCCAGAAGCTAGAAAACGTATAGGCCACAAAGTAATGGAAGCGGATTTTAATTATCCTACTCAGTTATACAAAGATCTTACTAGTATCCATGATTTATGTGATTATTTTTCTCCACTAGGAAGAACATTTTTAGTTAAAGCAGACGCAGGAGCATATTTTCCACCACATAGAGATCATCAATATTTAACTAGAGATTGTTTTAGAGTGTGTGCATTCTTTGATAATACAGGTGACGAAGCATTCGAATGGGAACAAAACGGAAGAAGATTGCCGATTACTCCTGGAAATGTAATTTACATTGACACAACTAAAGTACATCGCACTCACTCTTGGGCAAATGGAAGTATTCATTTAATAATGAATATTCCAAAAACTTGGGATAATGTAATAAAATTAATAAGTGTTCTAGGTGTTTAGTTTAAATTAACCCAACTAGATCCGTCATATCCTTGGAATTTTGCAACATCAGTTACAAAAACCATTTCGCCGGCTGTTGGAGCAGTAATAGCTGCATCTCTTGCAGTAGCATCTGCATAAACACCTGGTTTAATTGATCCACCGACTTCTAACCCTGCTGTTGGTTCTGTGCCGATTGCTCCAGGAACACTAATTTGCATTTTACCATTGGAGTGTAGTTTAAAATAGTTATTAGCGTTGCCTGAACCGCCTGGCTGTGGGAAGTAGATTAATTGATCATTTGTAACATCTAAAGTACTAATAGTTGTAGTTGTTGGTCCAGTTGAGTCTGTTTTAGCAAAAGTTAAACGAGCTATTTGCACATTATCTGCAATTGCACTTGTATCTGTTCTATTAAAAACTAGTCTATTGATATCACCTGTGCCAGTAAATTGTAATGAATTATCAGGTGCAGAAATAAAATCAGTCTCTACACTTTCCGTTGTAACAGATGAACCTGCTCCGCCTATAACATTACCACTAACGTCACCGGTTACATTACCACTAACGTCACCGGTTACATCTCCAGTTACATTACCAACTACTAACCCAGTGTGTGTACCTTCTGTGTCGCCAGTTACATTGCCTGTTACATTTGCAAATAAAGTGCTATCTGTATCACCGATACCCACTGAAAGTACAACACTACTATCTTCAGAAAGGACATCACCACGCAAAGCGCCATTAAACTCGGCTAAGTTTGCATCTAATATTGTAATACCATTTTCATCTACAATATTATTATTCAGAGATTGTGTTTGATTAAATGTACCTGCTACATTATCATATACTAATACAGAGTTAGTTAAGTTAGTAAAATTAACATCACGTAATTTTTCTAATCGGAATGTTTCTCTTTCAAATGCTGAAGTTGCGCTATTATACACAAGAACATCATCGTTTAAAACACCTGTTGTATCTGCATCAGTTAATTCGCCTAGTGTTGCTGCGCCGCCTGCGGTTGAACTTGCTCTCCAGTCTCCTGAACTAGCATCATATGCTAGTACATCTCCATCACCTGGAATTGTACTATCTGAATTAACATCACCGAAGCTATCAATACTTAATTCGCCTAATGCTGCTTCTAAACTAACTTGTGTGTTAGTATCTACTGCGTTACCGCCTACTGTAACACCGTCACCTACAAAAAGTAGTTTTGTATCTGTTGCATATATTAATTCACCTTCTGCTGGTGTAATTAATAATCTTTCTGAATCTGTTCCTCGTCTTAGACGTAAAGCCATCTCGTAACTCCTGGGTATGCTGCGCTACATGTATTTATGCCTTTTACGCATTTATTATTTTCTTTTCTTAAGGAAATACTTTGTTCTTTTAGTAATATCATGTTTTACTTTAGCGACATTTAGTTCAAAATCTACATTAACTATATGATCATCGTATTCGTATAGTATTTGTTCTATACTATCTTCTATTTCTTCTGACGTCAAATTTTTATTTTTTGGTTTCGTCATATCAATGTCCCATACATTACCGTCTTTAAAATATATGAGTACTGACCTGAGGTATTTCATAGGGACTGTATTAATCTCTATATTATCAAATACTTCAGGCCAGCTATCTATAACATCCTTAGGGAGATTATTCTTTTTGTTTTTAGGCACTCTCTTCGGTCTTTTTCGTTTTCTTTTTGGTAGGAGATATTTCATCCGCTTGCTCACGTAACCGTTTTGCTTCTTTAAAAAGCCTATCAGCATCGCTACGATATTTAGCAGCGATTTCGTCATCAGAAAGTACAGCGTTATCTGTACTCGCTGTTGGTGTTACAGGATCTGCAATTACTTCGTTGCTTGTAGTTTTCTTTTTTCCTGAACCATCATCTATTGCAAGGTCTCCAACTGTTACTCCTCGTTGTTGAGCTATAATGTCATTTAGCTCACTTAACAAAATTACAGTATTTCGATCAGGCGTCATTTCTATTTGGTTTGTTGGCATTTTTACCATCTTGCCTTGTGTGTGAAAGGCAGCAAGCATATTTCTTCCATCTGGCAAATATGTACGTTGCATAACAGTGGCAAATTCAAATGCTTCTTGTCCTGATGAAGATTCAAGTGTACGCATTAACGTATCGTGTTGATCAGCATCGAGATTTTCTGTAGTTACTACTACACAGTTTTCCGGTTCTCCAGGCACAACTTTGTACGCTACTACTACTTTTCGTTGATTGCCTTTTAGTCTTCCAGTATGTTTTAACATCATATTACGCTCCTTGAGCACTTCCTTGTGCAGGCTGCGATTGTGCAACAGCACCTAAAAATGCTTCTAACTTACTGTAGGTTTGTCCTACAGTCATCATTTCATTTGGTTTAAAAGCACCACGTTGACTAGCAACATCAATAATTGATTTTAGTGCGTTAAGGTCATTGATTGTTAATTCTGGACCTTGCTCTGCTGCCGGTGCTTGTTCTTGAACTTGTGATTCTTGAACTTGATCTTCTTTTGTCATAGACATTTTCTCCTTTAGTATAGTATATATTAGTTTTTTACTAATTATATTTTAAATGTGGACAAGCTAACATAAAATATGATAGCTCTTTTGCCTCTTCAAATCCTATTTTTAGAGAATAGGAAATAGAGTTTTCGTCATTTAGCATTACATGTCTGCCTACATAGTATCTACTTTTTAGATTATTATCTATCCATTTAGATATAGCAGATTGCATATTGTAATTAAGTGGAAGCTCTGCATATTCAAATGTATCAGGTGGAAATTCTGTTCGCCTTACATTAAATACATTATAGATATTAGGTTTAAACTTTTTCAAGCCGCTTCCTCATAGTGAGCTGTAACACCAAACGGTGCCTCAAGATTCTTGTCATGGTGGCTGTGAACAACAAATACTGTTTCGCACCATTCTGGATCACCCCAGCTATCCCATGCATATCCGTCTGTAAACATAATAAACTTTTTAGGCTGGATATCATGTTCTTTCATGTAAGTCCAGTTCGCCATAAAGTCAGTGCCGCCGCCGCCCATAATCTCGTAGTCTAACAAGTCTTCACCGTCATCTGCTGTAAAGTCTTGCTCATTATATACTTTAGTGTCAAAGCACCATACTTTAATTTTGTAATCTTGATATTCGTCCATAATACCTTTAACTTCGCCTAAGAAGTCTTCACCTTGTTTACTACCGATTGATCCGCTCATATCAATTGCTACACAAATATCAATAGTATCTTGAAAACTCATACCTGGCAAAATGGCACCGCTTTGATAGCCTTTACGTGAAGGACGACTAAATGTATAATCACTTTTAATAGTTGATTGTATTTGTTGACGTAATAGTTCACGCCAGTTCATTTTAGGTTCAGTAAGCTCTTTAATCATACGCTGTACGCCTGCAGGTGTATTACCCGCTCCGGCGCTTTGCGCACTAGCAATCATTGCTTCTTTTACTTCGTCACGTATTTGATCCATTTCGGCTTTACTATACTTAGGACGACTACTTTTACCGTCTTTGCCCTGTCCGTTGCCTTCGTCACCGTCTTCGCCTTCTAAGTCTAAATGTTCGTCTAACATTTCTCCTAGTTGTTTTACAAACTCTTCACCATTCTTTTTAGCTTCATCAAATAGTTCGTCGTATACAGCTTCTGATGACCAACCTTCGTATTTGAAGTCTTGATAACAATCAATAAAGCTAGGCTTAGTACCGATTCGATCACGTACAAGTGTATTATTTACAATATAATCTGCGGCAATATTGTACAGCATAGGATTACGAGATTCACGTCTGCCTAAGTGATCAAATACCATATGCAAAATTTCGTGTGCAATAACAAACTCAATTTCTTTATTATTCATTGCATTAAAGAACTGAGTATTAAAATACAAGTTACGTCCGTCTACAGCCGCAGTCATCAACCAGTCATCGGCAGCAATAATCTTTAGACGTGTTGCCATATTACCAAAAAATGGATGTCTTAATAACAGTCCTACTCGAGCGGTAATGATACGATCGAGCACATCTTTCTGCATCGTTTCGAGTTGATCTTCGGTGATATCAGGATCAGGAGCCCAGTGTTTTAGTTTAGTTTGAGTATCTTTTGCAGACATTTGCATTGCTACGTATGATGGTAAAAAGTCTAACATTGTTTGCCCTTTATTACTTATAATGTTATTATAACACACTTATAACATTTGTCAAGCTGATTGTGCTGCCTTAATGTACTTACCATATTTTTCGTGGAATTCGTCAAAACAATCTACTTCGTCTGGATCAATTGGAAGAGCATACTGCGTAAGAGCAAGTTTAATACCCATAACAACTAGTTCAGTTTCAAAGTTATCCATAGCAAAACGTAGGAAGTTATTAACTTTTGAATCAAACTTCTTATCGTTTGCATCTGCTGATTCTTTTAATTCATAACATAGACTTACTGTAAGAGAATATTTTGCACTAATTTCGTCTGTCTTTAGCTCTTTTACTTTGCCTGCTAGAATGTCAGTTGGGTTAGGCATACTGGACGCAACTTTACGGTGTGCCATAAACTTCACTGCAAGACCTTCGCCTACAGCGCCTGCAACTAAGTCTGTTGTTGTACCGGCATCTAACTCGTCGTCTAGTAGTTCACTAACAAACGACCATGAACGAGGTGTTGCAAACGAACGTGATGCACTTTTAGGATCAAAATCGTAAAGATCCTGTTTTGCAAATTGTAGGTAACCAACAACGTCGGTATTAATTTTATTATCAACTGCCCAGTTAAACCAGTCATCAAATGCAACACCCATTTCAATATGTATGAAACGATTAGCTAACGGAGCAGGCATTCTGTATGTAACACCTTTGTCAGCTTCACGGTTACCTGCCGCAATTATAGTAACATTGTCTGGAAGCTTATATGTTCCAACTTTACGATTAAGAATTAACTGGTATGCTGCCGCTTGTACGCTAGGCGCTGCCGAGTTCATCTCGTCTAAGAATAGTGTAATGTGATCGAACTGTGCCGCAAATTCTTCTGTTGGAAGTTCGCTAGGTGCACCCCAGACCATTGTACCTGAGTTGCTGTCAAAGTATGGAATACCTTTAATATCTGTAGGTTCCCATAATGACAAGCGAATGTCGATTAAGTGTGAATTTGTAAAACTATTTGTAATTTGTGCTACAATATCAGATTTACCAATACCTGGAGGCCCCCAAAGAAAAATTGGACGTTTCTTTTTCATTGCAACACGCAATGCATTTTTTGATTTACTCGGACTAAGTGTACGTGCTTCTGACATAATCTATTCCTTATATGTTACCCTATACACTTAATATAACACAAGTACTGTAGAAGTCAACCTTTTTTCTTTAACTTTATACTAAAACTTCCAGGATTATGTTTTGTCTGAACACATTCTCGTACACGTGGATGATTGCTTGCCCATATCGGTAACTCACGCATCATAGCACCTTGTCCGGTTATTACGTGGCATTTTTTATAACCTAAGAAATAAGCTTCATTTATTCTTTGATTAAATTGTTGCCATCCGTTATGAATATAATATCCGTGTAAGTCAATCCGCATCTTTTTTCTGACGTGATAGTGCTTTTGTTAATCCGTACTTGCGCAAGTCTCCGCTAAAAAGAGTAAGTTCGACAGCTTTCTTTTCGTTTGTAACCGTTATACTTCTATTTGTTAAAAAATACGGACAATCAATAAATTGATCTAAAAAAATTATTACCTGAGTAGTAAGGGGCATGTCCTTTGGATAAGGCACATCATACACTGCTATTTCTATTTGACTGAGCATTTGATAGCCTTCTTCGGTTAATCTTAACCCGCCTACATCTTTTGCTCTAGTATTTTGCCACCAAATAGGCATGTACTGTTTTATATTAGGTTCAGTTAATGCCATACCTAATTGTTTTAAGAATATTTTAGTATATGTTTCTTTCCAGTTCATTATTCTATAAGTTCGCCAGTAGAAAGTTTGTATACTGCAAACTCTTCACTTTTAAACGTATCATTTAACTTTTTTGCAAGATTATGTGCGTGACCCGGGTTTGAAAAACTAACTTTCTTATATTTTGGACCTGGATAACTTGTTAACGCATTAGAACTTTTAAGATTAAAAGGCTTACCTTGATAGAACACTGCCCAAATTGCATTAGCTTCTAAAATTTGTTCACATTTATAAGTTTTATTATTTACATGTTCTAATAATATGTTCGGCTTTGGTCTACTCATATGCGTGATCCTTTTAATTAACTACGCATATATTTATCTTTTTAAAACATTAACTACGCACTTAAAACTTAGATCCGCCATCTAAATTAATTTGTATAACTTCATCATCAGAATTTTTAGATTCTGCAACAAGTTTTTCTAAGTCGCCGTGCATTCTGCTCATTACAATACCTAAAGCAAAAGCAAGATTTTTTGCTGCATTGATTTCTAGCTTAACTTCTTTTGCTCTACTTGCATCTGCTGACTTTACTTGTTGTAAAAATTGTTGTAAGGGTATAGTATTTAATGGTTCTATTTTAGACACGTGATAACTCCTGCCGCATTTCTAACTCAGTTTTAAATGGCCCTCTATACTCATAGCGTTCAACAGTAATCAGTTTAGGACAAAAACTCTTAACCCAACCCTTTTCAAAACGAATAATATAATACCCTGCACAATAAAGACTTTTACTTTTATTACTTTTTGTAAATAAAGGCAATTTGCGTTTTATATCGTACATGCTATTGTAAGGTATAACACTTGTTGAAAAGTTATATATCTCTTTATTAGGGTCTATTGTATGTTCAGTATCTTCTGTAATACTAATGTCTAACCCAAAGGTATTTTTAATCTCTTTTTTATTCTCAAAAAATAATGTTTTATTTTTGCCAGAAAACATATATCTATCATCGCCCCAAGACAATGTTCCGATATTATTTCCTTCTTCTTCTAAGATCCAAAATTTATCTTTTAGGATTGTTTTTGCTTTCATTTAATATACCTCGCAGATAACGGTGTAGAATATAAAGCAGCTTGATCTGCAATACGCTGCATATCCCATTTAGCACAAAATTTCATTAATCGCATGCCAACTTGTGTAATATTTTTACTTTCAACTGATTGAATAACATTATCAATTTCTGTACGAATGTGCTCAGGTTGTGCAGTTAAATCACATAGTGTAACATTACGTGTGTAATCATCTAACACACGATGCTCTACACCTTCATGATCTACCCAACGCTGTAACATCATGTTGTTCCAACTAAAACCTTTTGTAGTTTTATCTTCAAACGCTTCAATCAGTCCAACTTTGTTTTTTGTGCCTTTTTTTCTAACACCTGGATAGGCACTAAACACATTGTCACTAGTGTCGCCACGCATACACTTTTCAAACAACATGAATTCAGGCTCTGGAGCAGGCTTTGGCTCTCCTGTCTTCTTATCCAGCACGGGTTTGCCTTTGTCATCAAAATATCCTTCTACTGTAATAGTAGTATTACTTACCCCATTGTACTGCCTACAGTTAGGCGCAATAAGTTGTGCAAAGTCACCGTCAGTGCTAATAATAACATGATTATCGTTAGGATGATTTTGCACCCAGCCAGCAATAAGATCGTCTGCTTCTAGTACAGGGTTTTGTATTACAGTACAATTAGTTTTTTCATATAGAAAATTCTTAAACTCGTCAAAGATTTCAAAGAACACTTTATCTTCTTCTGCTTGCACAGGAGTCATTGCATCTCTATGTTCTTTACGATTGCGTTTGTAAGGCTCATAAAAGTCTTTACGCCAGCTACGACCTTCTAAACAAAACACAACATGATCTGCATCAAAGTCTTGCCATGCTTTCTTAACACTATTAAGTGTAATATGTAATGCCATGCCTACTTTAGTATCAATGTCTCCACGTACAACATGTCGAGCTCGAAAGAAGGTATTAAGTGTATCTACTAGGATATAAGTTGCCATTAGTTTGCCTTTGTGTAATTTATAATAATACTATAGCACCGAATCTGGCTTGTGTCAAGCACTATTAATCCCATAAGTTTTCATAGTATTGGCCAAATAATTTAAATGCGTTTGTCATGCGTTCTTGTGTTTCTGTTAAACATGCTTTACAAACTGGATCACCAAAGTTAGAACATTTATCATGACATGCATCGAGTGGATCAATGTGCTTTGTTTTTTGTTCGAACGCCCATATCATTTCATTTAATATGTTATCCCACTCTTGTTCAGTAAGACCGTTAGGATGACCGTGTTGAGTTGCTTTGAGTTGTACAAGCATAGGATGAATAATCATAGCAAGTGTACAATCCATATTCCAAGTGTCGTGCGGTTCTATTTCAACTCTTGTAGCACGATTTTTACGATATGGTCCTATGCGTACTTTCATGATATTTCACTTTTACCTTTGTCAATAGGTACAACATTAATATATCCTGCACCTCTGTCGGTTGCATCAATGCCTTCATCTTCAAGCATACCGTATACAATATCACGGAACCATCTGTCAACAATTTCTTCATCAGGATCGTTTTTAACACCGTATCCGTTGTCAATTAGTTCTTTAATAAAGTATTCGTTCCAATCAAGTTCAAAGAAGCCATTACGAATATTATCTTTATTAACTTTCATATCAAGTACATTTACCCAAGGCTCTTTTTTGCGTGTGTGATATACTTTAGGATCACGCTGTTTTAGAAGAGCAAGTTCCTGTTCTTCTAAAAGCGCCTTTTCGGCAGCAATTGCTTCTTCTTTAGCAGTAATGCCAGTAATATTTTTTAAGAATTTTTTCATAAGTGTTTCCTTAATTTTTCATAATCAATCGGCGCTTCCATTGCTCTACGTAATTGCTCGTTTTCTTTAAGTTCCCCAGGCATTTCCGAATAAGGAGATATGTAATCTTGGGGTGAATCGCCATCCTTCTGCCATACACGCTTCGGCCACGTCTTTAACATTGAGACTGTATTCTTCACTGCGTCCGCCCATTGGCATAAGATATACTGGACATTGTACCCCGGCATCTTGGTAAGCACTAACAGCTTTTTTAACTTCATCAAAGTCGTCATTAGTAGCCACAACAAACTTAAGATAAAGTTCGCTACCGTCAACCCGAGTATACTCACGAGCAACATCAGGCTTGATAGCAGTTTCCCAAGGTTCTCCTGAGACACTAAGTTTTGGGGAACAACTCCAAGTGACTGTAAGTCTGTCACTGTCGTTGAGATAGTTGTAGAGATCGTCGTGTAAATGTTGTGTAGTATTTGTTTCAAATGTGATGTTCCTTAAATCTTGCATACGTGGATGTTCAAACAGCTCTACGTAAAGCCGTTGCCACGCTAACAACGGCTCACCGCCTGTCATGATCAAGTGTACATCTTGACCATTATCCTGTACCCACTTACCGTTAGGAGTAAGTGAAAGTAAATGTTCAACTACTTCGTCTACAGTTGCTTGTCTATTAAAGTGTTTAAACTCTGGATAGATACTAGCATATGTATCACAACCTGTATGTATAATAGGCAAGTCGTTAAACTCTTTAGTAGTTTCATGCACACCTGCGTCAAGCAATCCTTGTACTTCGGCATTATGAATAATACCTTGTTTCTGTTTTACATCACGCATTGGTTCGTTCTTTAAGCCAAAGTTCATGCAACGGAAGTTACAACCGAATGTGCGTAGGAATACACTAGGAACTCCTACAAACTTACCTTCACCCTGTACGCTGTAGAACGCTTCTGAATATCTTAGTTTCATTGCTGGCTTCCTATTAACTGCTTCATGTGACGGATATCCTTTTTCAAATACTGGAGCTTCCATTATTCTTCTCCCCACCAACCGTTGAACTCCGTGGCAAAGTCTTCGTCTACTTTTGTGTAGTGTAGAATTGCTTCTTGTTGCTCAGGTGTTAATGTACTTTGGAATGCTTCACGAAATTCGACTGCCTGATTGTAACTTGCTTCTTCACGCATTTCTTCTGCTTGATCAGGATCTTCATCTTCCATATCATCTG